GTATCTAAATTCTTAATATGTCTATGCAGAACCTTGAATGATTCCTTGTTCAGTTCTATGAATTTTTGTATTTCTTCTACTTGCATTACATTATTTCACTTGGTTGAGGCACTGTTTGACCCACTGGGCTTATGCCTTGACCTTGTGTTATTTGAGCTTGCTGTGCGACTGGTGAAACTTGTGGCATATCTTCTGTCATCAAGTCAGCAGGAAGTCCTAATACATCAAACAATTCTCTAACAGTCTTTTTAATTGGCATTCCTGCTTGTGCTAATGTTCCGAGTATTCCTTGCAATGCTTGAGCCATTGAAGCCTTGTTGATGTTTTCGTCTGTTATCACAACTTTAACGTCATATTCGCTGTCTAATAGTTCATCAATGATTGGAACGAATCTATCTCCTCCTTGTTTGGCGATTTCAGCCATTGCTTCTTGTTTCATTAAAACATCCATTCCGGGCATTACTTGTTCTCCCATTGCTATCATTTCATTCAATTTAGCATTGACCATATTCTCTACTAACACATCATCAATCTTTTTAAGTATCTCTGGGTCGCCTGTTATTCGTTGTATCTCTCCTTTTCGTTTCTTGAGTCTTTTAATAATAGCTGGTAATACTTTAGTTTGTAAAAATGCTTCTAGGTCTAGGAATATTTCTTCTATTCTTAGGTTGTAACCTTTAGCAGTTCCTTGCTGTTCTATAAGAGCGTTTGTAGCTGGTCTATTAGTAGCCTGTTGGTCTTCGTTGGTCGTTCCGGTGACTCTTGTACCCCACGCATAGGCTCTGTCTTCGTCTTGGTATGAATTTTGATCAACTCTCCCTGTTTCAATTAGTTCCACACTTGAGCTTGCGTCTAACTTAATCCCACCGGTAGTGAAAAGTCTTTTAAACGCTTGAGGTGTGATGTTTCCTTTGAGTCCAAACAATCCTAATGAGGTTACTCTTGAACGATTGAGTCTTGTATTAACAACTTCGTTAAGATAAGCCTGAATGTTAAATAACATCTCAGGTATTCCTCTTCCGTCTGCTCTGTTGGGCACTTCTTTGAATTTAAAATCTTGATAAGGATAATCTTCTTCTTTTATTTCCTCTATGGAATGAACTATCGGGTTAGTGTCTATGTTTGAAATTAAAGTCTTTCCGTAAAAATATGTGTCTTTGTCGCTTTCACTGTCAGTCAAACACATCTTAGGAAACCAACCTATTCGGCAATATAGTTCAACGTAAGGTATTTCAGTTGATGATTCCTGAGCGTTGAAAGCGTCTGTTGAGTTTCCAACTATTTGAGTACCTTTTACATCACTTGAGTTATCAAGGTTTAACTTATCAAACTCTGGCTTTGTGTATATGTATCTCTCGGTGAATCCTGAACTGTTGCGTATCTTTTCAATAGACTGGTCATAAATAGCATTTAGTCTGTCTACTATGGCGATGTTTAGTTCTTCATCATCTTCTAGTTTAAGAAACGATGTCCCATCGGTTGTGCAACGTCTTAGCATTGCGTTAATAGTCTCTCCAAATCTCATCTTATCTAGTTCCTCCTTTAAAACCATTCTCAGTATCTCGGCTTTAATATAAGCTAGTTTTGAAGCGTTCTTAGCCTTTAAGGTGATGTCCTTTGTATCTATGTCAATATTCTTTAATACGTTTTCTACTACCCATTCAGTGAAGGGGATAAATATCTTAGTCCTTCCTGTGATTGGGTCTTTTGATTTTTTAAAGAATCCTAGATAATTCTTGCGAGCTTTCTTCACTATGTTACGCATATTGAATTGCGTATCTTCTGTGACAAAAACCCAACCATCTTGCCAGTTTTCTTTCTCAGCTAATGTTATTTTAATAGCTTCTTTTTGTCCGATTGATAATTCCATATTGTTTTACCAGTCTGTCTCTGGTTCTTCTAAATTAAAGTTGATTTGTGTTCTTTCTTGATTATGTAAAACATATCTCATCTCATCCATACTGTGATCATTCTCCTTTACTGGTGTTTCTTTTTCATTCTGGTCTGGTTTCTTATCTGGATAATGATAAGTTTCTAATTCCCAAATAAGATTAACACAGTCTGGATGGATATGTATTCTATTTTGTTTAAATAAAGCTCTTACGCTATCTACGCCTGCCTCAATGTCCTTACTAACCTCAATACAGTTAAGTCCTTTGCTGTTAGCCATCTCAACTCTATCTGGTTCGGCTGGATCAGGAAACGCTTTGTTTGGATTTAAAGTCTTGGCGTATTCTATTATTTGTTCGCTTGTTCTTCCGGTCTTGTAGTATTCTCTGTCTATCCAATAATGCTCATCAGCGTCTTTTCTGTATCTATGAACTGATGCTGGTGCAGTGTATCCCCAATCTATTCCAACAAGTATTTCAGTTACAGTATTTGGTTGTTCTGTTGTGATGTGTCTTGTCCGGTCAAATTCCTTATAAACTAATCCTTCGGTCTTTCTAAAGTCTGCTAGGTATTCTTGAGCGAATCTGTTATCCGGTAATTCCTCTTTGGCTTTGTCTAGTTCGTCTTTAGGGATAAATGGATTATCGTATGATGTAAAATGAAATGATTTATAATCTTTATCTTGTGTATTATATAGATCGTAGAAATGATTGAATCCCTTAGGAGTTGAGATAAACATTACTTCTCCCTTGGTATCTGTGAGTGTAGGTCTGATTACTTCTTGCCAGTTAAGCCAGAAGTTTCTCATCATTGCTACTTCATCGATAACTATGAAATCAAAGTGCTGTCCTCGTAAAGTTTCTATAGCTTCCCAACCCTTTAATTGTATCAGCGATATTTCACCATCTTTATTGAAAACTTCTAATTCTAGTCTTGATTCATTAGCTTTTTTGATAATAGGTTTTAATTCCTTTATCAGCATTGTCCAAGCTATATCTCTTGCTTGTTGATATGTTGGTGCTATATAGGCTATCCGTGCTTTTTTATAAAGTGCTACTCCTTTTATTTCTTCTACTGCTAATGTAGTTTTACCAAATCTCCTCCCACAACATAGAACTCTGAATCTATGCTTGTCTTGTGCTATTGTCGCTTGTGGTAGGTGTAGCTTCATATTTTGTTGCTATTTGATTTACTATTTGAATAATAGGTCTACCATCAGTTTTAATATCTAAGTTCTCTGCTAGTTCTAATACGAATTTCATATAAAGCTCTATTGCTTTCATATCTCCTGATTTAGCTTTTTCTGCTAACTTTTGCAATATCTCATTTCCATCATTTAAGGCTTCATTAAGCCATATTTTTACTATTCTTTTCTTGTTTTCTAATTTGCCTATATTATAATAATATGTTCTATCTGCTACTCCTAAACTTTTAATAAATTCTCCTTTTTCTTTTGGAACACGGAGACTTTTTGGTGTTGATTCATATTCAATAGCTTTTTCAATCCAATCTTCCTTATTTGCGACAAAATCAACAGATGATTCTTTTCTGCTTGAGTTATCACTTGATACTTCTTCATTTATTTGCGTTTCTTCTTCTTGCATCCCATATTTTTTTATTTACTGTCGCCTGCTATTAAGAGCAAGCGGTGTTTTGGTTCCTTAATCCCAAACGACAATAAAAAAAGACGTTTAATAACGCCCAAGTAATGAGTTCTTTATCACTCTCCAATATATTTTAAGTTCGAATAATAATTTTTTCAAATATTATAACCTCGACACAAATACATCTTAGCACTTTTTTTGAAATAAGTCAACCAGTAAAAACACTAGGAAATAATCCACTTTTTATATTTTACTATAGGTTTTATCCTGTTAATATCATAACTTATATTTTTATGATACTTTCCTTGTTTAATTTCTTTTTTTGTGGCGTCTATTTCTGTCCAGTTTCTTAGTTTGTAATCTTCTGGTAGTTTAAGTTCCTTTAGGCATGCTTTCCAGTAAAAGCAATGATGATCGCATTGAGCTGAACCTTCTTGTCTTGGTTCTCCGTTGAAACTGGGTGAACAAGTCATAATTTTTATTTTTAATACTTTTATTCTAATGAGCTATTTTATTAGATTTTCTCTGAGATATTGCAAAAGTCCTTCGTCTACTATTGGATAAATTCCGCATTCATCGTGTTTAGTGAGTCTATGCCAACAATAGTCAAGGCAAATTTTTACGAGTTTAGCCTCTGTTGGGTCAAGTGTTATTTCGTATTGTTTTATTTCTTTCTTTTTCATAATTAGTTTTTTAATTTATTAAACTCTTCTCCACATTTATCGCATTTTTTTGCTGTCATAATATTTTTTAAAACTTTTTCTAATTGTAAAATCATACCTTCAACTCTTAACGCACCTTCCGTTTCTTTATCCCCAATATAGGTTTTTCCGTATTTATGATAGATAAAGGGTTTTAATATTTCCTTTATGGCATTTTCTATTTTCATATTTTCATCCAGTTAATGTGAAATGAATTAAATCCATTCTATTTGAGGTTTTCCTGCGTATCCTTTTTCCCATACAAACCAAGCGAAAGCCATCGTGCTACTTGTTTTTTTACCTATAACTTCCGAATAATCTTGTCCATTCCATAAAGGTTTTTGTCTTCTTTTAAACACATAGACAGTTCTTAGTGGGGTTGTCTGCAAAAAACTTGCCCTCTTTTGTCCCTCTAATGCCACCAACTTCCCAAACATAATTACTTTTTTTTCTGATATTTCTAACGCTTTTTCTACAAACTCTTGAAACAAATTAAACGGAGGATTGGTTATTACTGTATTAAATTTTTCTGGATAATCAAATTTTAAAAAGTCTATCCCAGCAATTCCATATCCCCTATCAATTAAATCCATAGAAACTGTTTTTTCTCCAAGCAATTTACTTATATGTCCTTCTCCGCAAGCTGGCTCTAACGCTGGATAAATTATTTTCTCTACTTTCAGAAGTGCCTCAGTGCTATCTGGGTGAGTGGCATAAAAGTCATTTTCAACCCTTCCCCTCGCTGGATTTCCACCCGCTAATTTTCCTCCTTCTTTCATATTGTTTGTTAATTATTTTATACTGTTTAGGAAGTTATTCAAAGAATCTATATCCACATCGATAGGAAATCTACTCGCCCATTTTTTAATTCTCTTGATTATTTCTTGCTTGGCTTCATTATATCCCATAAGATAAACTTTGCTTGATTTGTAAGTGCTAGCCAAGCGTTCTTCCTTTCCTTTTTCGTAAGCTATTTTTTCAGCTTCTTCTATGGGGATAAGCATTTGTTTAATTGAATCCATTCCTTCTTCAATTCCTTTCTTGTAGATACCTTCAATT